TATAGACGGAGAAACTCGCGAGGTTAGCAACGAAGAGTTTAATAGAATTAAAGAAATACTAAAATGAGACAGAAAAGAGAAATAAAGTTCAGGGCATGGATTCCTGACCTAAAAGAAATAACTTATGACAATTTCACGGTTGATTCTAACGGAGAAGTATACACCCTTAACGGGGATTTTCTAGAAGGTGCTATACTAATGCAATACACAGGACTTAAGGATAAGAACGGAACGGAGATTTACGAGGGAGATATTGTCAGTACAACAACTAGATTCATGGAGCATTATACAACACATATTAAAAAAATAATTTGGGCTAGTAAGGGAGGTTTTCATGCAGAGGGAACCACTTGTGATAATCTAACTGAATTTATCACTGATACTTCTGGTAGGAATATTAGCGAGGTTATAGGTAATATCCATGAAAACCCAGAATTGTTAAACAACTAAAACAGATAGCATGGCAAGTAAATATGCAAGAAAGATTTTGAACAACACTCCAAAGGAACTTAGAAACTTTGTTATGTATTATGGTAACATGGTGGTCCGATGTTATAGATATTCAAAGTATTTAGAAATTAAACAACAGATAGAAGATGACAACGGGAAAAAATAAAATAGAGTTTGAGAAGTGGTATTCTGAATATATTAAAGAGATACATTATAGACATCATTTTATTTGCAGGACTTATCAAGAGTTTTTTGATATGCTACCCTTCGAAATGAAAATAGGAGTTTACTTAGCTTATTATGATAGTTTGGGGTATAGAGTATTTGCGGGGAAGGACAATTACGGGAATAAGTACGGTTGGAACGTTAATTTAGTAGGATATAACGTAGAAGATACACTATTCGAAGCATACAAAGCAGCATTTAAAGAAGCAGATAAATTAAGAAATAAAGAGTTGTGAATGATAACAAGAAAAAAAAACAAAGACAGATAGCCAAATGGAGTGAGGACGACAATTACATTACTGAACTTCTCCATAAAAAGATGGAATTGAGTAAGAGAGTGAGGGACGGAGAGGCGTTAGCTGAAGTAGCAAAAGAATTAGGGTTTAAAATAACGAGCCCGCTGTAGAAAATGTAACCACGAAACAAATAAATGAGAAAAGCTAAATATAGAGATATAAAAATCTGGTATAAGTTTAAACCGCGTTTAAATGGTTGGATTGAAAGAGCTGAAGGTAAATCTTTTGTAACAGCACAATATTGTGAGACTTGGTATAACGGGCTTTGGTTTAAGTCAGGATATTTCGCATTTATACAATGCAAAGTGTTTAGTGTACATATATCTCTATCGTGGTGGGCAGATAAATTAAGAAATAAAGAGTTATGAAAGCAACATTAGAATTTGATTTAAACGACCCAGAACAAGCTAAAGAGCACTTGAGATGTATTAAGTCTTCAGATATGGCTTGTGCTTTATTTAGATTAATCTATAACAATAAGCATTTAGAAACTAAAGAGGAGTTTTTAGAAAAGATCGAGGAGGTTTGTTGTGATTACAGCATAGATATTGAAGAACTGTTAGGTTAAGAAACAAATAATTAAATAAACAATAAGATTATGATAGTAGAAACAGATAATTTCAAAATAGAGGAAATAGAAGACGAACAAGGCCGTAAAGGTGTTGTACTGAGCAATAAGAACGAGGATGGTGAGTTAGTATTCTTAAAAGTACACAAGAATCATACAGACTCTGTAGAGACGTACATGTTGATAGATAAAAAGTAATGAACGGCCAGAACGCGAAGAAAAATGGCAATCGAGGCAAAGATTGGTGGGGGAAACGTCCGTTAAGTGGTACTTCGGTTAGTTCCAAGGGTATGAAGTTCTGGAAACGCTTATTACACAAGAAAGAAAGGCAAAATGCAAAAAAATTTGAAAATAATTGAAAAAAGCCATTGCGGTTTAAATAATTATACTTATTATTGCACCTGAATAGAAAAGAAACAGTTAATTCAATGAAAATTATTACACAATACCAGTTTATCTGCCCGATGCCTTTTAGTGCTATCTTAGGAGCTGTTATGTGTATAATTTGATGTGAAATAACATATATAATACTAACAAAAGGCTCTTAAGAAATTAGGAGCCTTTTTTATTGGAATAAAATATAGCGGTATATCAGTTGGTAGATTACGTACTTTGGGAGTACGAGGCCGTTGGTTCGAGCCCAACCCGTTATACAAATGGAACTATAGCAAACACGGTGTCTGCGCCTGACTGAAAATCAGGAGATCCTGGATCGTTACCAGGTGGTTCCACAATATTGCAGGGTAGAGCAGCTGGTCAGCTCGTGGGGCTCATAACTCCAAGGTCCTGGGTTCGAGTCCCAGTCCTGCAACAGTACGGCAAGTATACCCTCCGGCTGATATCCGGTTGAAAGGTTAGCTGGTCACACGCAGGTTCGGATCCTGCCTTGCCGACTAAAATGCTTGGGAAACTGACGGTGAGGTGTATAGTCTGCAAAACTATAAGTTGCAAGTTCGATCCTTGCTCCAAGCTCTATATTGCGTTATAGTGTAATGGCAGCACGTTTGGTTTTGGGCCAAAAATTGGAGGTTCGACCCCTTCTAACGCAACTTGTTTATATCGAACTTTTTGTATATATTTGTTATATGAAAGAAGGAACACACAATACATTAGTAATACACGAAATGGATCTGGACGATGAGGAAAAAACAGTAATAGGACTCGCAGATTCTATAGAGAATGCCGAAGCTGTTATTTCGACATATTACGGAGAATACAAAGAAATATCGTTCCGTGACATAAGAGATAGCATGTTAGAGTACGAAAAGGTCCTAGAGATCAAGGACCACTTAAATGAACCCTATAGAGTAAAGGTTTGGTTAGAATGGTTTGAAATTAACGGGTTTTAGGATATTCCGTAATAAGTCATTAAAACATTAATAAATCGAATTATACTTATTATTTAGATATGTATTTACAGTTGTAATGTCTGCACCACTCAAAACAGAAGGATAGTAAATAATTTCCGCTATATAACCTTCCGCATTAGAAGAAAACCCATAACCAACCGTTTCCATAAACGCATAACCCGCTAAAGAAGTAGCAGCAGATAAAGTCAAAAGCGAATTATTCCTGTACAAACTTTGCCCCGATAACGTTCCGTCAGAAACAGTAGTATAAATAGACTCTCCCGTAGGAGTAGAAGCGATGCTTTTGTAACCTAACGAATTACGAATATAAGTATTACCACCACTAACTAACTGGTTATAAGTATTAGTAGTAGAAAAACTCAATAAAGCCGCCATCTGACCTGCTGTCATATCCCAAACAGTGAAAACCGTATAAGAACCACTAGAGGACAACCCCGATGTTAAATCGAAACCATCATTTATACCGTCAAATAAAATACTTTTAACGCCACCTATACCCGAAGTTTTGAAAACTGGTTTATTAGCTTCCGTTGTCTGCACCGCGTCATTCCCCTGACCGCTTCTATCCGTCCATATTCCAACAGAATCATTGTTAGAATAACTCTCTTGTTGAGCATCAAGCCACAAAGTAGCACCACTAACGGGCAATGCGTAAGAGTTACCAAATTTATTGTTAAGTACGCTTAATCCAAGTCCTATCATTGATTAATTATATCTGGTTTATAAATATCTTCATAGGGTATATCAGTAAAAGGAGCAATCCCGTTCACAATAAAGCAAATTACTGCATCATTACACTCCGGGATAATAATATCTCCATCTATATGTTTACATCTATCATCACAATACGCAGAACTTGTATATTCTGGTATTCCTTCTAAAGCTTCGTGTATCTCTGCTAATTTAGCCTCGAAATTCTCTGGTGCTATTTTATGTCCTCTCATATTTTAAACTATTCCGTAATAAGTCATTAAATCTGTAGAAGTTGTAGTTGTTCCTGATATATCTACATTATCTGCAGACCAGGCATGTAAAGCACCATATTTAGTAGCTATCCCGCTTGGAGTTAATTCACCGCTACCTATTCTTTGATTTAATACACTAAGTCTTAACCCTAACATACTCTAGTTTTGGTATATCGCACCAGACCCTCCGGCCAATTGTACTGTTCCTCTAATATTTACAGGGAAAGATACTCCAGCAGGTATGGTCATAGTTGTTAAGTCATCACCATCCGTTACAGTATCTATAGTAGTAAAAGTAATATCTGTAAAGGCTAATATAGCATATCCGTTTATATCTTCATGTATATCTGTACCGCTTATCATATAAGGTTTTACATTAGTAAGAGATTTACCAAACCCTCTTTCTATAGCATCTATAATTTTTTGTTCTAGTGTCTTTGCCATTTGTTTTTGTTTAAAGTTTTAACAAAGGTAATAAAAAAGATGAATATATTGTGTTTTGTATTAATATTTTTAATATATTTGCCATATGGCAAAAGTAAGTTTCGACTTCGATGGTGTTTTAGACTCTGAATATATACAAGAGTATGCAAAAGAACTAATAAGCCGAAACGTAGAAGTATGGATCTGTACAGCTCGTCCTGGTCCGGAAGATGCGCCTAATGAAGAATATAATGATGATCTATTCCAAGTTGTAGAGGATATAAATATTTCAGAAGAGAATATTATATTTACTAATAAAGAAGATAAATCTACATTTTTAAATGATAATGGGTTTAGATGGCACTTAGACGATTGCTGGATTACCTGTAAGGATATTAATAGAAATACAGATTTATTAGGAATTACTAATTTTGGTAGTGCATCTTGGAAAAGTAAGTGTGAAAAATATTTATAAAATAAACTTATAAAAATATAACAAATGTTCAATAAAAAACAATTAGAAACAATGCAGACTCTAGCAGGGGTTGATTACATTGTAGGATTTAAAGAAACTGATAATCGTCCAGTTAAGATGGATGTTGACTTACTTTCATCTGGAGGAGGGGGAGGAAGTCTTCCTTATACTGCATACAATGCAGTATTAAACCAATCAGGCTCAGACGCTCCAGCAGCAACGGTATTACAGGATGATTTGGGAGGTACCCCAGTATGGAGCTATAATAGTACTGGAGACTACACTTGTACTGTAACTGGTGCGCTTACAGTTGCAAAAACTCAAGTATTTATAGGTCATCAAGGTTATGATAGCAATTTAGGTGATGTCGGCAACTTTAGTGTTAAAAATCTTACTGTAAATGGATTCACCCTAGAAGGATATGAAGCTGGTGGTGGAGGGCAATATGCTGATGATTTATTGGTAGATGTTCCAATTGAAATTAGAGTTTGGCCTTAATTAGATAATAATGTATAGACCTCTTCCTAAATCACTTACTATTAAAGAATCTGACATTGAAGGGTTAGGTCTATTTGCTACTGAAGATATACCAGGGGGAACTTCTCTTGGTATATCTCATTATCTTTATAAACACGTACCTATACGTACTGCTATCGGTTCGTTTTATAACCATTCATCAGAACCTAACTGTAAAAAAGTAGGGAAATTGGATATGGAAGGAAGAGAATCATGTATTATATATACCCTTACTTCTATACAAGACATTAAAAAAGGAGAAGAAATAACGGTTTGTTACACTATGTACGATCCGACACAAAACGATAAATAACATGAGTTACTTTAAATATTTAATTACAAGAGGGGGAGGACTAGGAAAATTAATGGCTATGCTATTTGCATTATGTATTACAGTTAGTTGGAATTATACTGCATGTACAACTCCTAATATAGAAGGAATCGTATTTATTAGCGGATATGTTTTAATTGTAATATTAGGAATACTAATAGTAGATTCTATCCTTCACTGGAGAAAATGGTTTAGATGATACTAGAAATAAATATTACAGTAATTACTATTTGTGGTATTTTAAAAGGCATCCTAGATAAGATTTCAGAAGGTGATTTTAACCAAAGTTATTGGAATAAGGATAAGTCTTGGATGTATAAATGGAAAATAGGTATAAATGGATATCCTATAGTTAATTATAGAAAACCCTGGTATTATTTAGGTCTATATAAACCTTCTCACATTGAAAGGTTCTGGTGGTCATCGACAATTCTAGTCTCTTTAACAGATGGGTGGCATTTAATTCAAGCTATCCTACTTCATATAGTAATGCTTTCCGTATCATCTACTCTTGTAGAAGTCGCTCCGGATAAATACATCATAACTATTAATGTAGTTAAATTCCTTATTTACTCTATAGTCTTTAGAGTAGTATTTGAACTTTCTCATAAGTTTTCTTGGTTTACCAAAAAATAATCTTACATTTGCATCCCTGTCCATTTTAGGACTACACTTCAGCCTCTGCAACGAGATATACGGCTGTTGGATCAGATAGATGGTCTCCAGCCGTTACATAACGTCCCTAGAGGCACAAAATTAACTCAAATGCAAATCTTGGTTAGGTGTATTTGACTGACTAACTTACAGTCAGTGTTTTGGCGAAATTCAATTTTTTAAATTTTACACTGGGAGATAAAGGAAGAAACTATACTCTATGACGTATATTGGACTACAGACACAGAAGGATAAAAAATAATTATATACTATAAAGAATAAAGATGAAGAAAACCCTAGATATTTTTCTAGGATTCTTTGCAAATTATGTCTTTTTAATAAAATTTTTGCTTTTTTTGTGAAAAACTAATGTAAAAGTTTGGAAGTATTAATTTTTTTGGTTAGTTTTGTCCAAATTCAATTGCTAAATGCGTTACAATATAACACGAACCGTTACAAAAGAAATGGTTTATACAGAATGGTTGGAACTTATGCAGCCTCATATACGAGAACTTAAACCGTTACGTAATAAGGATCTGCAACTATTAGGGCAATTGATATATGCATATAATAAACATACTAATGTTGAAGAGGAGTACAGATGGGCCACAGTCTTATCGCAAAGGAGTAAAGGAGAAATGCGAGATAGGCTTAATATGAGTAAGGCTGTATTTGATAATAATATGAGTAGGCTAAGAAAAAGTGGTCTACTTGTAGATAATAAAGTGATTCCGGCCTTATTAAAGCCCATTACGGAAGAAACTTCAGTTGATTTTAGAATAAATTTTGATATACTATGAGTAGCACTACGACTTATACCGAAGGAGATTTAGTCCTAGTGACGTTTAAATACGTAGTAGAGACTCCAAGTAAATTAGTTGTATTTAAAGAATTAGATACAGAGAATAATAGATTATATTGCTATTCCTTAGATGATAGAGGGTTAACTCTGGCTAAGTATGAGAATGGGGAGTATGATGATGGTCAATCCGGATTTTTTAGTACCCAACCTTATTACATAAGTAATACAGATCTTTGCGAGTTACAGGAAATGGATTTTGAAAAACTAGATTCTACTAAGAAGTATTATTATGATGAGATAGTATCTAGACTGTAGTATATTTATGCAAACAGAAATAAAGGAGATAATAAAGAAAATAGCTAAAGAAACAGGAATTTCAACGGAGGTAGTGCAGAAGATAGTGTTATCACAATGGCATCTAGTTGCAAAAACGATGAAGGATTCAGTTATAGGAGATGATGATAGCTTTAAAAATATTTCATTGCCTCATTTCGGTAAATTTGCAGTAAAGCCAGGAAGACTTGTATTTTTAAGGGAACGAATAAAAGAAAAACAATTAAGAGATGAAGGATCACACAAAGATAGGGACTAATCCTTATAAAGAAGATGAAGAGCCAAAGGTTCAGATATTAAAACATGAAGGTAATGAGTATCAGTATATAGAACATGAAATACCTGATCTGGATACATTTGTTGCTAATCGTAATGAGGAAGATAATGAAATGAAGTACAAGACAATTCGTATCTTTGATATCCGGGATGGTCGTAAACTTCCATTTGAAACTAAAGAAGAAGTTGTATATAGAAGAAGAATTATTAATGGAGATAGAAAAGAAAAACTAAAAGGAACATTATTTCACAATTCAAGATTAAAAGGAACATATAAAAAGTAAATTATGGAGTTAAAGAAAGCACAAGAACAGCTAATGACAGCTAAGAAATTACCTAAAGTATTAAGAAATACATTGGTAGTAAAAGGAGAATTATTCACAACACCGTCTGAGGATGAGTTAATCATACCTGAGTCTGCCGATGAAAAAATTACAGAGCAGAATGCTACATTAGAAGTAATTAAAGTTGCAGATGGGGTTACTTCTGTTAAGAAGGGAGACAGAATAACAGTAATGTCAGAATTAAAATATTACTTTATATATGAAGATGCGATGCATGGCGTATGTGCAGAATCTGATATAATAGCAATCTGGTAAAAATATAAATATGTTTGGAGACGTAAGAGACATTATATTTAAGGAGGAAGTACGGAATAAGATTCAGCGAGGTATAAATATCCTCGCTGATGCCGTATCTGTAACATTAGGACCAAAAGGGCAGAATGTTATTCTAGGAAGAGAATACAATACATCTAAGATAACTAAAGATGGCGTAAGTGTAGCTAATGAAGTATTTTTGGAAGACAAAGCTGAAAATATAGGGGCGCAGTTAGTGAAACAAGCTGCTTCTAAAACAGCGGATGGTGCCGGAGATGGTACTACTACCTCTACTGTATTAGCTAGAAATATATACAATGAAGGGTTAAAACATATCGTAGCAGGAGCTGACCCGATGGATCTTAAGAGAGGTATTGATAAAGCTACTAGTGTATTATCTAAATCCATTACAGATTTGGCTACTGACGTTAATCCTGGATCGGATTACATTAAACAGGTAGCTACTATCTCTGCTAATAATGATGAGGAAATAGGTATCATCGTAGCCGATGCTCATAATGGGTTACCTAAAGAAGGAAGAGTTGTAATGACTGATTCTAATAATACTGAAACCTATGTTAAGATAAAAGAAGGAGCAGTTTGGGAAAAAGGATATGTATCAAATGGATACATTACAGGAAAGGATGATACTAAGACAGTATTAGACAATCCTTATATTCTTGTGTCTGACCAGAAAATGAGCGACCATAATGAGATTATGCCTATCATTAATAAGATTATTAAAGATGGAAATAAAAGATCTTTACTTATTATAGCGGAAGAAGTAGATAAGTTTGCTTTATCTTTTCTTTTGGAGAATACCAAAGCAGGTATTTTCACTGCTGTATGTGTAAGACCTCCATCTATTGCAGATATGAGAAGTTTCATGTTAGAAGATTTGGCCATTATAACAGGAGGAACTTTTATAAGTAGGGAGTTACTAAACCAGTTAGAAAGAGTACCTTTAGATAAATTAGGAACTGCAGAACAAGTTATCATAGATAGATCTGAAACTATTATTGTTAAACCTGGTGGAAATCCGGAAAAGATATTAGCTAGAAAAAATGGTATTAGAGAAGCTAATAAAGATAGAAAACCTGAATTAGTAGCTCTGCATGATAATAGAATAGCATCTTTATTTGGTGGAGTAGCTCAAATATACGTAGGAGGATATAATGAAGTAGATGTAGAAGAGAAGAAGTATAGAATAGAAGATGCTACATGTGCCGTATCATCTGCATTAGAAGAAGGAATTGTTCCAGGAGGAGGAACTGCATTATTAAAGGCTAGAAATAATAGTACTAAACCTGAAGGTCGTAATGTAGATGAGAGACTAGGTATAGATATTGTATGGAATGCATGTGAAGCACCCTTACGTCAAATAGCTACTAACTCTAGTGTAAGTCCTGATGTAGTATTAAATACTATAGAGGATTCTGACTATTCTAAAGGGTATGACGCTAAAGATGATAGATATGTAAGTAACATGATAAAAGAAGGGATTATAGATCCGGCTAAGGTATCTAGAGTATCTTTAGAGAATGCCGCATCTATTGCAGGAGGTCTTTTAACTGTTAATTGCATGATAGTAAATAAAGATAATAATGTATTACCTACAGGTATAAAAAACTTTGATTCGAACAATGCTTGATAAACTAACAGATATACTAAGCGGTCTTAAGAACTATGTATTCAAAGATAAGAAGATCGAGAAATTAGCTAAAGAACGTGCTGAGATATGTGCAGGATGTTACCTAAATGATAATGGAATATGCTCTAAAAAGAAACAAAAGAGAGCAGTTAAGTCCTTTATTTATAATGGAAATACAAGAGTTAAGGGTAGATACTATAATGGGTGTGGATGTGCTTTGGAAGTAAAGGTAAGGTCTAACACTCCTACTAATGTGTGTCCTACAGGAGAATGGGATTACGTAAATTTTGATAATGAGACTGTTTGAGTTAAATAAAGATTATACATTAGAAATTGCACCAGAAGCTTTTGGATATCCAGAGTTTAGTGAGTTATATAAACGAGACAAAACAAAAGGTAAATCTAAAGCAATAAAAGAGATGCTATTTGTATATCATAGTTGCGACTTAAGATCTAACTACTTAAATGTTGCTGATGAGGATGAAAGGAGGACTCAGATAGCAGAAGAAATAGAGTTACCTGAAAACTGGAAACCGGATGAAAAGGTACAGGCTGCTATGGACTTATATATAAAAAGAAGTAAGACTGTTGTAGGAAATCTATATGAAAGCGCGCTGATATCTACTAATGCCTTATCTTTATTTTTAAGAAACTCAGACGCTTTACTAAAAGAAAGAGATAAAAGTGATAAACCTTTATATAAACCCAAAGAAATAGCAGGATCTATAAAGATGGTGCCTGATTTAATGGGAGACCTTAAAAAAGCAGAGAGGGAATATTTACTCGAAACTAAAACTTCTGAAGGTAAAAGTAAAGGAAAACAAGTATTCAACACATTTGAAGAAGGGCTAGACGTACCTGATGGAATTCAACCAGACTAATAAATACCAAACAAAATTAACAGAAGAGTTAATAGAAGCATTACCTAAAGGGGTATATGCAGACTTAATAGACCTATTAGAGTCTATTCCTTATGTAAATAAATTAATACAACCTGAAGAAATAAGAGGGTTTGCAAAAGATAGACCTAAAATTAAAGTTAGAGGTGTAGAAGATCCTAGAGGTAGAATACAAGTAGATTTAACTAATCCTCATATTTTAGAGGACATGGATTATTTTAGACCTGCGGCTATACATTTTGAAAAACATGGTGTTTATACTAGTATTAAAAGGAGTGCAAACCCTAAAAGTGAATATGCACGATTCTGGGCTAGAGAGCAAGCAAGATGGAGACATGGATATGCTAGAAAATCTGATGGAGAATGGATACCCGGATGGTACTACTTCTATTTAAACTATTCTCCTATAGCAATTGTAAAAGGAGAAGAGGATGAGACATTTGATGAATGGCTAGAAAGAATTAAAGATCCAGGCAAGAAAGGGGCTAAGAAGAAGGGGGAAAGGATAACAGCATTTCCAAAAGTATATGCAGGAGATTACCTATACTTTCACTACCTAGACCAAGCTCAAGAATATGGATTACATGCAGTATTTTTAAAGTGTAGAGGTATTGGGTTTAGTTTTAAATCTGCTGCAATGTCACCAAGAAATATGTATGTATATACAGGTTCTAAAAATACTTGTTTTCATTTAGCGAGTGAGAAATCCTTTTTAGCAGGAGATCAAGGCTTATTCGGTAAGGTTATGGATGTATTAGATCATATAGGAGAACATACTCCTTTACCTAGAATGCGCCTTGTAGATAGTAAACAACAAATGACTATTCAATTAGGGTTTGTAGATGAGTACGGAGCGAGGAAAGGTCTAAAATCCACAGTATCGGGAATTTCATTAAAAGATAACCCAGATAAAGCAAGGGGTATTAGAGGAAGTCTTATTGCTTATGAAGAAATGGGTTTATTTAGGGGATTAGAGAAAGCTTGGAATGTAAACTTAAAAGCGGCAGAAGAAGGTAATACTGGATTCTGTCTAATGTTAGCCGGAGGTACAGGAGGTACAACTGGAGCAGCATGGGCTGGAGCAGAGAAGTTATTCTATAATCCCAAGGGATATTCTATTTATGGAATACCTAATATTTATGATAGAGGAGTAAATGGTAGCAGCGATTGCGGATTCTTTTGGCCTGCATATATGAACAGAAGAGGATGTTTTGACCCGGAGACAGGAGAAAGTGATATTATTAAAGCTCTTATAGAGGTATTAACAGATCGTTGGTATATTAAGAATAATTCACCAGACCCTACTGCTCTTACACAAAGAATGGCCGAGGAACCTATTGTTCCACAAGAAGCCGTATTAAGAGTAGAAGGTACCTTATTCCCAGCAGGAGATATTAAAGAACGCTTAGCTCAGATACTACCTTCTAGAGAATCCTTTTTATCTTCTCACTATATAGGAGAATTAGTCTTTGAAGGACCTGGAAAAGTTAAGTGGTCTAATGCTCCAGATATTAATATATTAAGAGAATTCCCTATTAAAAATAATATAAATAAGGAAGGAGGAGTAGAGATATTCAAAGTACCCTATAAAACACAAGAAGGTAACGTACCTTCAAGGAGATATATAGCAGGAATGGATCCAATTGATGATGATAGTTCTACTACTAACTCATTATTCTCTATGTTTGTTTGGGATCTATTATTAGACGAGCCTGTAGCAGAGTATACAGGGAGGGCCAGTACTGCAGAGGCTTCTTATATTATAGCACACAAATTACTTATTTACTATAATGCTATTTGTAACTATGAAGCAGATAAGAAAGGGTTTTATGCCTACATGAAAAATAATTATTCTTTGCATATGCTTTGTGATACTTTGGATTCTTTGAAGCGTACAGATTTAGTAAAGTCTAATTTAACAGGAAATAAATCTAAAGGTACCAATTCTGGAAAGGCTATCAATCAACATGCTCGTAGATTACAGGCAGATTGGCTAGTTAGTACCTATACTGTTCCTAATGAAGAAGATGATGAAGCTCCGGAAACAATAGTATCAAATATTAATAAGATACGTTCTATTGCGTATTTAAAAGAACTAGCCTCTTGGGAACCTAATGGGAACTACGATAGAGTATCTGCAATGGGCATGTTATTTTTACTAAGAGAGGATAGATTAAATACAGTAGGAGATAGTAGTAGTTTTAGAGACGATAACTCAGATAAAGATAAGTTTTGGGATAATGCCTATAGATCATTTGGAGCAGGTAGAGGAAGAGGAAAAAGCTATAGCGCACTTAAAAATTGGAACATTTCTTAGATTATCATAGTAATAAGCACTAAATTTAGAAGTTTTTACATCGACTTATGGCAGGATTATACAATTTCCCTTCTCAAAAGAAGACAGATTATCAGAAGACAAAGAACGGTTCGGCATGGGGAAAAGGATGCGTTAATGCTGCCCATCAGTCTTTGTACCATGAAGATAATGTACTTCGAAAGAGTTTTTACAATAAAACTATAAATTACAATCTTTATTCAGACATACTTGATCCCGAAGATGTAAAGAAGACCTGTAATCCATATGGGTTTGAGAATGAGTCTACTCCAGGGAAAATGCAAAATTATCCTATAATGAATCCAAAGATTGATTTATTATATGGAGAAGAAGTAAAGCGTCACTTTAATTGGAATATTATAGTAACTAATGAGAATGCTGTATCTGATAAAGAAAGAAAACAAAAGGAATTACTTAATCAAGTAGTTACCAATCTTATTACAAAGGATAATGTTACAGAAAAAGAAATTCAGGACGCTTTAACTTACCACCAAAAGTATATGAACTATACTTGGAAGGATTTAAGAGAGCAAAGAGCTGACCAGGTATTACGATACTTATGGGAAAAACAAGACCTGAAAATGAAAATGGATACTGCCTATAAGGATGTTCTTATAGCCGGAGAAGAGATAGGACAATGGGATATAGTAGCAGGAGAACCTGTATTTACTAGATTAAATCCTAAAAATGTACATGTAGTTAGAAGTGGAGAATCTTCATATGTCGAGGATGCTGATATTATAGTAGTAGATGGTTATTATAGCCCCGGTCAAATTATAGATCACTACCATGATGTATTAACCCCTACACAGGTAGCAATGATTGATAATTATTTCTCTAGAGATGGTGATACTGATTCTTCTGGGTTTGATTTAGGATCTAATCCAGATTTAGCTTTAAGTCCTTTACTAGTTGATTATGCAGATAGAAATATAGACACAGCTAGATTTGAAAATGGATTAGGGGATTTTGATACTCCTTTTGATAATTATGGAAATATTAAAGTTATCAAGGTTTATTGGAAATCAATGCGTAAAATGAAACGTGTTAAGTACTTCGATGAGCAAGGAGATGAACAGGAATTCCTTATGCCTGATTCTTATAAGATAGATAAAGATAGAGGAGAAGAAGAAAAAGAAGAATGGATAAGCGAATGGTGGGAAGGACATAAAATCTCCTCTTGGAGTTCTTCTTCTTTAGAGGATGATACTGATGGTATATATTTAAAAATACAACCAAGACCTGTGCAGTTTAGAAGTATGGAGAATCCTTCTTTATGCCATCCTGGAATAATTGGTACTATATATAATACTAATGATAATAGAGCTATGTCTTTGGTAGATAGGATGAAACCTTACCAATACATGTATAATGCTTTATATTATAATGTAGAGCTATTAATAGCAGCTAACTGGGGTCGAATAATGAAAGTTCCAGTACATGAAATTCCTGAAGGTTGGGATGTAGAACAATGGTTATGGTTTGCTAAGAATATGAAAGCAGTACCTTATAACGCCTTTAAAGAAGGTAAAAAAGGAGCCGCACAAGGAAAATTAGCAGGTCAAATGCAACAAAATTCTCCTGTTCTTGATATGGAACAAGGAAATACTATCCAGATGTATATTCAGATGATGGCTTATATTAAGCAGGAATTAGGTGAAATATCAGGAGTATCTGCTCAGAGATTAGGACAAATCGAGCAAAGAGAATTAGTAGGAAATGTAGAAAGATCAGTAAGTAGTTCATCTAATATTACAGAATACTGGTCTGCAGGACATAATCACTGGAAAAAGAGAGTATTAACTATAGGATTAGAGACAGCTAAAATAGCTTGGCAAGATAAAAAGAATAAAAAGTTACAATTTGTAGCAGATGATACAACTGCTCAAATAGCTACTATCGATGTAGAGGACTTTGTAGATTCTGAATATGGAATATTTGTAGGAGATTCTAGAGATGATACTATGATCCATGAAAGTCTGAAACAATTAGCTCAAGCAGGATTACAGAATGACAAGATTAATTTTTCAGATCTTATGACTATAATGACCTCTACAAACTCAGCTGCTATTAGAAGAACATTAGAGGCTTCTGAGATGAGAAAAGAACAAGCAGCACAGCAAAATGCAGAGCAAGCCGAAAGGATGCAGTCAGAACAAATACAAGCTCAAGCTGCGGAGAAAGAAGCTGAATTAGCGAATGTTAGACAGGTTCAAGATATGAAGAATCAAGGAGCTTTAGATTTAGAAATGCTTAAACAACAAGGAGAAGCATTTGGCATGCAAGCAGATAGAGATGCGGATGGTATACCTGATGAAGTGGAAGCTGAAAAGGTAAGAACTACAGAACGTATTGATATGGCTAAGATGGCTCACGATTCTATGGAGAAAGATAAATTTAAAAAGATCAGAAGCCAAAGCAAAACCTACAACAAAGAAGACTTAATTTTAGGAAAAAGCTATAGCGCAAATTGATAGTTGCCAGAACATTTGTTCATAGCATGTTAATTACGTAAACTTGTAAAATAAATTATATAATGACAACAACAGGAGACAACCAAATTATACCTACCATCGATAGCGGTGCTGACGGTATGATTAATATTGGTGATATCATTTCGGAAAGTGGAGAGGCCGAAACAAATAATGATACACCAGCAGAACAAGGGGAAGCCCCAAAAGAAGCTACCCCAGAAGGACAAATTAATATAGAAGAGCTCATAGTAACTGAGCCTGAAGATAATAACGGAGAACCTGAAGGGGACAACGAAGATGAAAATAAAGACACTGATACCCCTGATGATATAGATGGTAGTCAGTCTCCTTCTTCTCCAAACAATGAGGAAATCATTCCTTTTGTGGCTACTTTAGTGGAGTCGGGGGTATTAAGTAACCTTAGCGATGAGGAATTAAAAGAATTAAATACAGCAGAAGCATTAGTTGAAGCTGTAGCGGATCAGATTAAATCTAATGAATTAGCAGGATTGGATGATAAAAAAAAAGCATATTTAGAAGATATTAGAAATGGAGTTCCGGATAAAACTCTTCGTGAGGTACATAGTAATAATCTTGCATTAGAAAGTATCAATACAGATACATTAAATAATGATGAGAATGCACCTTTAAGAAAAGAGTTAATTAAACAAGATTTCTTAGATAAAGGATTTACTGCAGATGCTGCTGAAAGACATGCTCAGAAATCTATAGATTTAGGAACTGATGCTGAAGATAGTCTAGATGCATTAAATGCACTTAAAGCTTCTCAAACTAAAAGGTTAGAAGATGCTAGAGAGCAAACTAGACTATCTAGAGAAAAAGAAGAGCAAGACAGTAAAGCTATGCTACAAACTATAGAAAAGCATGTAGAGAATGTTAATGATTTACTGCCTTTTGTTAAGTTAAATAAGACGCAGAGAGAAAAAGTACTTAATTCTATAACTACGCCTGTTAAATATACAGAGGATGGAAAAGCTATTACTGATGTTATAGATAAATTTAATAATGATCCAGAGTATTTAGTTAGACTGCATGCTTTAGATGTTATAACTAAAGGGTTTACTGATTTTAGCAAAGTAAAAAGAGAAGCAGGAACAGCTGCTACTAAAGACCTTAATAAAATGTTAAGTTCAACTAGAACAATGCCTACTAAAAGCTCACAGAAAGGATCTGCAGGAACAACTGTATCTACAGATTTAACTGCAGCTATAGAATTTAATACTAAATAGAAATAAATCAATAAAAATAAATAAAAATGAACATTAGTCCGTTACAAATGATAGACGCTGCGGCTTGGAAAGGTTTAACTACCGAAAACCATTTAGGTGCTATCTGGAGACAATCCCCGCAAAAAGGTTCTGACCTTATTGCAAGAATCCAACAAAAGAATTTTGGTATGGATTTAGAAAACTTTTTAAGTAGATTCCCTACCAAGGAATTCGAAGATGATACAGATTACATCTGGGAACTTCAATCTCAAGCTTTAGATAATATCGCCTTGATTGAATGTAGAATAGATGGTACTGCTATCACTTCTACTGATAAACCAGGAGCTAACTTTTCACAGTTTGAATTAGTATTCCCTAAAGATTGGTTCTCTGCAACTGAAAAGATTGTAGGTGAAGAGAATGAACTTTATCCTATTATAGTTAAGGATGATGGTGTGCCAGATGGTACGAATATCGTTTATACTTGTGAATTAATGGCATCATCTTCTACTGATTTCGTCCCTTACGAAGAGTTAGTAGCAGGAAAGTTATTCTCTAGAGAGTATGCTCCAGTTGCAAGAACATTATCTGCTAAAGGCCGTAAGATTCACTACAAGTCTCACATCACGATGAGAAATGCTTTCACTAGCATCAGAATCGAGAAAAAGACTCCGGGTAACTTGAAAGACCGTAAGATGGGAACTGCAATCGTTGGTCCTAATGGTCAAAACTTCTTGTTATGGCAACAGTATGAGTCTTATATGTTTGACAGACAGTTCAGAGAAGATATTAACAGATTGTTAATGTTCGGAACTTCAAACAGAGGAGCTAATGGTGAATACCAACAAAAAGATGATAGCGGATACTCTATCGTTGAAGGATCAGGTCTTAGAGAGCAAGCAGAAGCTTCTAATACATCTTACTATAATACTTTCTCAATTGATGATTTATCAGCTAAGTTGATGGATATCTCAGAAGGTAAATTAGATATGGATGAGAGAGCATTTGTTGCTTTGACAGGTGAAAGAGGAGCTTACCAGTTCCACAAAGCTTTAGAAAATAACGCACAGTTATTCTCACCGGCTAGAGAGACTATTACTATCGGTAGTACTACTTCTGACTTTGCTAACAGAGCAATGAACTTTGGTGGTCAATTCGTTGAGTTTATAGGACCTAACCACATTAAATTTAACTTATCTATCAACAGTCAATATGATGATAGAAATAGAAATAAGAAATTCCACCCGGATTGAGGTGTTACTGAATCGTACAGATATGATGTTTACGACATTGGTTCTACTAACGGTGAGGCTAATGTAAAGAAAGTGTCTGTTAAAGGACAAGACGTTATCCATGCTTACATTCCAGGTTTAAGAGACCCTTTCAGTCCTAATGGATCAGCTCCTAAATTAGTTGCTACTTCAGTTGATGGATGGGAAGAAATGAAGTATTACTGTGGTGGAGTTATGGTAATGGATCCAACTAAAACGGCTTCATTTATCTACAACCAATCGTAATAAATTAATAATAGGAGAAAAGGAGATTATTATGACACAGATAGAACAAAAATTCACGCTTAGAGGGATGGGTAAGGTTACGATCAAACCCGTCCTTAAAGCGAGAGGAATGATTAAAGACTCGCAACACGAGGCTTATTTTTTAATTGGTAACTCTTATATCGAGTATTCTGCACCTGTAGATGGTCACGGAAACTTAATATGCCCTCTTAATGAGGAAGAGATATCGTTCTTTGAAGATAGAAGTGTATCAAAAATGCACTTTAATGTTGGAGATTTAAGTGTATATGCACCACTTGAGCAGAATTTCTGGAGAAAGAAAGAGAGTAAAGTAAAACTTAATAAAAAGGGAGTTACTTTTGATCTTACAATTCCTGGAGATTATTTAAAGTACAAAACATTATTAGCTAACAAAAAGGAAATTGCTCCTAGTTGGAAAGAGCGTTTTGATAGACCTAGTTACTTATTTGCAGTTGTTAGGGAAGGTGATGAATTACAAACAACTTTAACTAAAACAGATAAGAACAAACGAGCTTATATTGAATACGGTAAGATGGAAGGGTCAGCACTTAAGATGATTACTTTCTTAAAGGCCGCAGGAAAAAAACCAGCTGCTTCTGCAGAGAAGGATTGGTTAAAAGCTCAAATTAGTGAGATGATAGATACGAATGTTGATGGATTCTTACGTATTTTGGATAACCCTAATTATGATTATTTAGTATTATTAAATGATTGTGTAGATAAAGGTTTTATCAAAAGAAATGGCAAATCTTATGTACTTACAGATAGCGATAAGGTATTATGTGAAGATGGGGAAGCTGCAACTAAAGAGTCAGCAGTAAAGTACTTAAAGAACGATGAAGATTTACGTATGACATTAGAAGCTAGACTAGAAGAATAGTGGATGCTAATGAAATGAAATATGAGTTTAATCTACAACGTGATAGAATAACCAGCTTATCAGCTCCGGGGTACACTGATCGAGAGATTGGTGTATTCTTGAGTAAAGCTGAAGAAGTTTTTATTAGAGGAGGTTACAGTCCTTATAGAGACTTCGAACAAACTGAAGAGAGAAAGAAAGATTTTGATGAGCTTAAGTCATTTGCTAGTATAACTACTAGTTCTTCGACACAAACAGGGGTTCACACAAATGGAACGTTCTTTGATTTACCGAGTGATTTTCTATACACTCTACAGGAAGAAATTGTAATAGCATCTGATGATGATTGTTATAATGGAAATATAGTAGAAGTAGTACCAACTACAGAAGATGAGTACAATAGAAATAAGAATAACCCGTTTAAAAGACCTTCAACAGATAAGGCTTGGAGAATGGAAGGATCTAGGGTAACTCCTGGAGACAGTGAACTTAAACGTCACGAAGTAATAACAGACGGGAATTACACTATATCTCAATATGATGTGAGATATATTAGACGTACTAATGGAATTACTCCTTATACTAAGGATGGCACAACAACAGCACAAGTAGATTGTGAATTAGACCAGTCAACACATAGGGAAATAGTAGATATAGCAGTTAGAATGGCTACTGCATCTACAAGTCCAGAAGAATATCAAATAGCAGTTTCGGAAGAAACAAAGAACATAACATAAATTTGAAATCAATAAAATATATTATATAAACTAATAATTTAACAAATGCAATCACAAAATGATTACCAATATTTGCTTGTAGGAAAGACAGGCGATGTTACAACAAAAGCAGCATCTATCGATGCTTTAGCTGACGGTGAAGTTGGAGTATTTACTCCAGGAGGTACCGCAATTACAACAGGAACAGCGGGTGAAAAATTTATCCTAGCTGTAGGTAGAGGATCTGCTGAACCATTAGTATCAGAGGTAATCAATCCTTCTAATGTAACGGCTACAACTTCTAAAACATTCTCTGCAAAGGTAGAGCAATTAGATTACGTAGGTTATAATGGATCTACAGGGTCTATTGATGTAGTAAATGATACATTGTATAGAATCAGATTAAATATTAATCAGTCTATCCAATCTAATCACGGTGGAGTATACGTAAAGGATGCTCAATACAACTCTGATTTATCAGCTACACAAGATGAGATTGCTTCAGGATTAGCAGCTAGTGGTATCTTAAACTTCTCTAGAGAAGCTTCAGATGTAATTGGATTTTCAGCTATTTGTAATGTAGCAGCAGGAGCTTCTAACTTTGATGCTCTAGGAGCAGTTAACGGATCAACCACTATTACAGACACTAACTCTGCAGGAGCTACAGTAGGAAACTATTTTAGAATTGGAGTATTAGCAAGTACTACAGTTACTTTAACTGATGATGTGTATTTAGTTACAGGTGTAGATGGCGATTTAATTACTTTAAACAGACCTTTCCAAGGTGATACAGGTGCTTATGCTACTACAGAAGTGCAAGAAATAGATGCTTCTACAGCAGCGACTGCTGATTGGGGTGTAGGTTTACAAGGCGAGTCTGAGAAGTTCGTTACAGGTAAATTTTATGATAAAGTAGTTCAATGGAATACTACACTAGATGAAGATTTCGGAGATACACCTATTACTAATTCAGTAAAAGCATTCCCAGGAGTTTGTACTGTTAACCAAACTAAAGAATTAGAATTCTTCTGTAATGGAAATAACGGTGAATTCTTCCACGTTGGAGAACCAAACCTATTTGAATCAGTAGTTATGTCTACTAGTTCTGTAGATGGATACCCGCAGATTAATATCTCAGTAGATGCAACTAAGGGAGATTTAACAAAGCACGGAAATAAGAAATTATTTACGGTAGCTGTACCAGATGTGGCAGGAGATGTGCCAGATTGGGCAGAGACAGGAGGTATTGCAGGTAACATCACTGATGTACTTGATAATATCTTAGGATCAAGCATCGTATTAGAATAAGAAAGATTTTTCTTTTTCATGTTTCAGTTAAGGGGCTGGCACCTAACCAGTCAGCCCCTTATTTATTTCTCACTTAACACCTTTTAATACTGGCTCTTAGCCCAGTAATATCCGCATGTCTAGAAAATAATTGTACCGACTTAAAGGTAAGTGACATAACTGGTGTATACAATGACACTACTAATACAGGAGGATG